AAACGACTCGGGCAGTGTCGTTTTGAGTTTGATGTGGCGACCCCTGCACAAGCTGTTAAGGCTTTGTGCGTCAACTTCCCAGGACTAGACAAGTGGCTTATTGATAGCGAGCAAGACGGTGTGGGTTATAGGGTCAAGATCGGCAAAGAGGATGTGACACCTGCGTGCTCTGATTTGCTGGCAATGCCCTGGAGTGAACGAGAGGTATTCAGCATCACGCCTGTTGTGGCTGGTGCTGGTAGTGGTGTTGGCAGAATCTTTGCAGGTGTTGCGTTAATTGCTGTTGCGATTGCTGTTCCAGGAGCTGGCCTAGCTGGAACCAGTCTTTTGGCATCTGTTGGTGGTGCCGCTACCTTTGGCGCTGGTCTTGCGGCTGCAGCTGGCACGATTGGCATCGGCTTGGTTCTCACTGGTGCTGCTGAGCTGATTTCACCAATAAATGAGCCTGGTTTAGAGGCAAGCAAAGAGGCCGCAAAACTCCAAAACATGAGCTTTAGTGGCGTTGTGAATACCTCTCGCCAAGGACTTCCTGTTCCCATAGCCTATGGACGTGTCTTTGTTGGATCGGCAGTGATCAGCAGCGGCTTTGACGTAGATCACACGCCAAGTGAGCCGGTTGCAGAGGAAAATCAAAATCCATTCATCACATTCCTCAAAGCCAAAGGAAGTTAATGGAAAACAAAACTTTTATTCGTGGCGCTGGTGGCGGTGGTTGTTTCACTGGGGACACTCTTGTGTCTATTCCAGGAGGGACAAAGGAAATCCAAGAAATTGGTGTCGGTGATGTTGTTTGCAGTTTTGACGACAAAGGCCAAATCAACCAAGCAAAAGTCCTCAAGGTTCACGCTCATGAAAATGAGCGCGTTATCAAATACAACCTTTGGGGAGGTCAATCGTTACATGCCACGCCAAATCACTGGGTCCTGAATCAATTCAATGCTTTTGTTGAAATTGATATGCTTGGCTCTGATGATTGTTTGGTTGACGAGTCTAATCAACTGTTGCCAATCGTTAGCCGTGAAGAGCTTGGGCTGCGTACGGTTTACAACTTAACCGTTGAGGGTCACCACACCTTCATTGCAAACGGCATTCGTGTTCATAACGCTGGCTTAGGCTTAAAAGTTGCTGGTTCAGGCGGCGGTGGCGGCAAAGGCGGTGGCCGCTCATCTCGTACACCGATCGAGGCAGATGACAGCCTTCAATCAGAACAGTTTGCAAATGTTCTCGACTTGCTTTGTGAGGGCGAGATTGAGGGACTTGATGATGGCGGCAGGAGCATATTTCTGGACGACACTCCTGTTCAAAATGCTGACGGTAGTTTTAATTTCCAGAATTTTGCGATTGTCGTTAGAAATGGCACCCAAGGCCAGTCATATATTCCTGCGCCGGTGGGCGCTGGCAACATTGAGTCAGAGCAAAATGTCGGGGTAAAGGTTGAAAACGGAACACCAATAACACGTCAAATTACTGACACTGATGTCGATCGTGCAAGGGTAACTATTAACGTCCCTTCGCTGCAGAGAATTACTGATGAGGGAGATATATTAGGCCACTCTGTATCTCTGCGTATTGACATTCAGTACAACGGGGGTGGATATAACACTTATTTGTCTGACACGATTAGCGGCAAATGCAGTAGCTTGTACCAAAGGGATTACATCATTAAATTCGATGGCGCATTCCCTGTAGATATTCGCGTCATCAGGACAAGCGCAAACGAGACCAGCAGCAAGAAATCTAGCGACATTTTTTGGAGTGCATACACAGAGATACAAGACGAGAAGCTGCGCTATCCGAACAGCGCATTGATGGGAATGCGCTTCAGCGCAAAACAATTCAGCAGTGTGCCCACACGCAAATATCTGATTCGCGGGATGAAGGTAAAAATCCCAAGCAATGCGACTGTAGATACAACAACACATCTCGGTAGGATCACCTATTCAGGAACTTGGGATGGCACCTTTCAGGCTGCGACTTGGACTAATGACCCTGCGTGGTGTTTGTACGATTTGCTAATTGATCAGCGTCGTTATGGGGTTGGTGTAGACGAGAGCACGCTCGACAAGTTTGACTTTTTCTCTGTTTCTCAATATTGCAACGCCTTGGTTGACGACGGCAAAGGTGGGCAAGAGCCAAGATTCAGCCTCAACATCCTGATCAACAGCAGAGACGAAGTTTTTAACGTCATTCAACAGTTGACAAGTGTCTTCCGTGGCATTGCCTACTACGGAGCAGGATCGCTTGTTCTCAGGCAAGACAAGCCAACTGATGCCCAGTATCTTCTTGGCCCTGCAAACGTAATTGATGGTGTGTTTGCTTATTCAGGTACGGCAGAAAAGACAAGGCACACCTGCGCGACTGTTGGCTGGCAAAGTTATGAGAACTTTGGCGAAGTTGAATACGAATATATTGAAGACGCTGATGCAGTAGCCAAGTACGGCATCATTAACAAAGACATCCGTGCTCTGGGTTGTTACTCACAAGGTCAAGCGCACAGGCTCGGCAAGTGGACGTTGTTGAGCGAGAAAAATCTTACCGAAACTTGTTCTTTTGCTGTTGCGATTGATAGTGGGATTGTGCTCACTCCCGGCACGGTAGTGGACATTGCTGATCCCTTGCGTGCTGGTACAAGGCGCAGTGGTCGTGTTAGTTCTGCAACCACAACTGTAATCACGGTTGATAGTGACACCGATCTGTCAGTAAATTTATCTAATTCACCGACTATCTCGGTGATGATGCCGACTGGTTTGGTTGAGACAAAGACGATTAGCAGCATTTCAGGGGCTGCAATCACTGTCTCGGAAGCGTTTAGTGAGGCACCGAACGCTGCTGCCGTCTGGTTGATTCAGACCAGTGATATTCAGTCACAGCAGTTTCGTGTTGTTTCTGTTGCTGAGAACAATGACGGCACTATCGGTGTCACTGCCCTTGCTTACAACGAGTCGATCTATAACGCCGTTGAACAAGATGTTGAGCTTACTGCCCGAGACATCACAAACCTGTCAGGCGTCCCCGAAGCGCCAGAGGGTCTAAGCGGCACTGAGTTCCTTTATCAAGAGGGCCAAACAGTACACACTGGCTTTGACCTGAGCTGGAGCCATAAACGTCTCAACGTCAACGAATTTGAAGTCAAGTACAGAATTGATGATGACAACTTTGAACAAGTAACAACCGGCGCGCCATCAATTACTTTGCGTGCTTTGCGGGCAGGCGAGCTAGAAGTTCAAATCCTTGCCAAGAACTATCTTGGCAAGCAAAGCTCAACTGCAACAGCAACTTTTACGCTTGTCGGAAAGACAGCAGTGCCTGGTGATGTTCAGAATCTGTCGGTTGAACCCATCAGCGCCAACAGTGCTCGCCTGCGGTGGGATCAAACTGTTGACCTTGACGTGAAAGTGAACGGCCTTGTTCACATAAAGCACAGCAACCTGACGAACGGCTCTGCAACTTGGCCTAACTCTGTTGATCTGATTGCTGCTGTTGCAGGCAACTCAACTGAAGCAATTATCCCGCTGGTTGAAGGTGAGGTCCTGGTCAAGTTTGAGGACGACTTAGGCAACAAGAGTACGAACGCTACCAGCGTCATCATGCAGTTCCCAGACACTCTGGGGCGGCTTGCGGTCCAAACCCGCAGAGAGGATCTCGACAGCCCGCCTTTCCAAGGCACTAAGACCGACTGTTTCTACGACGAGGGCTTAGACGCGTTGATTATTGACGGTGACGAAGAGTTAGATAACCAAACGGATTTTGACAACATTAGTTCTTTTGACACGCTTGGCGACATCTTGACTTCTGCGGAATACCAGTTTGTAAATGCTCTTGATCTTGGCGCACGATTCTCGCTGGATATTCAGCGCCGATTCGTTACTAGAGCCTTCTTCCCGAATGACCTTATTGATTCCCGCACAGCAAACGTTGACACTTGGAACGATTTTGATGGCACCGATGCTGACGCAGTCAACGCCAAGCTCTATTTCAGAAGCACCAACGACGATCCGTCAGGCTCACCGACCTACGGCGCATGGCAGGAGTTCATTTCTGGAACATTTGAAGCCAGGGCTTTTCAATTCAAGGCAGAGCTGAACAGCTCCGATGTTGCGCAGAACATCTTGATTGACGAGCTGGGCTACCAAGCAACGTTCCAGCGGCGTCAAGAAAACAGCAATGGCGACATTGCTTCAGGAACAAGTACAAAAGCTGTGACGTTCGACAAAGCGTTTTTTACAGGTACTGCATCGCTGGGCGGGACAAACGCTTATCTGCCAAGCGTTGCTGTCACCGTGATGAACCTAGGAGCTGGCGAGCGGGTCAACGTCAGCAGCGTCTCGTCCACGGGTTTTAGCATTGACGTGCTGGATTCAGGCGGCAGCAACGTCAATCGCAACTTCACCTACCAAGCTGTGGGCTATGGCAAGGCGGTTTAACATACAAGCAATGTTGTCCAAAACAGGCTGAGGCATGGCTACTCACGATTATGTGATTGCTAATGGAACGGGAGCTGCGGTCCGTTCTGACTTGAATAACGCCCTTGCGGCAATCGTCAGCAACAACAGCGGCAGTTCTGAGCCTGGGACGACCTACGCATATCAATGGTGGGCAGACACTAATGCCAACGTCCTGAAGATTAGGAACAGCGCCAACAACGCATGGATCACGCTGCGTGAGCTTGACGGCACGATGCTGATTGAGGACGGATCAGCCTCAGGGCCTGGCCTGAGTTTTTTATCAGACACCAACACTGGTTTCTTCAGCGGCGGTGCTGACAAGCTTGGTTTTACTGCTGGCGGTGTTGAGCGCCTTGAGATTGGCAGCTCTGAGGTTGTATTTAATGACCCCAGTAATGATGTTGACTTCCGCGTGGAGTCAAACGGCCAAACTCACATGCTGTTTGTTGACGGTGGGAATGATTCGATTGGCGTAGGAATTTCAAATCCTGGTGATTATCACGCTAGCGCCAATGCAATAGTGTCCTCGGGTGGTATTACCCTGGCCAATACAACAATGGGTTCTATCTTCTTTGCTGATAGTGCCACAGGAACTGGTGAATATGTTGGGCAGTTGAATTATGAGCATAGCACTAATTCTATGCAGTTTATTACTAACAACTCGGAGAGGATACGAATCGACAGTTCGGGGCGTGTGGGTATTGCAAATAATACGCCGGGCAGTTTTGACGGTGGTGCTGATGATTTAGTTGTTGGATCTGGGTCAGGAGATAGCGGAATTACTGTCTATTCCGGCACTTCTAATTTGAGCAATCTTTACTTTGCTGATGGCACTTCTGGAACCGCACAATATATGGGCGGAATGAATTACAACCATTCAAATAATGCTCTGGCCTTTTTCACCAATGGTGGAAATACGCGGATGAGCATCGACAGCTCGGGCAACGTTGGTATCGGTACCACGTCGATGGGCGCTCCGTTGTCTTTTGCAGATAGCTCAGCTCTTAAGATTCAATTTAATGGAGACGTGGCTAATTTTTACGGCATTTCCAAACTTGCCGGTGGCGGTAGCTTAGGCGATGGTGAGTTTAAATTCACTTCAGGAAACACAGGCGCTGGCGGTTTCACGTTTAGCTCTGGAGGTACTGAGCGGCTGCGAATAGGAAACAATGGCCACCAATACGCTGATTGCCGCGATACATCTCTGGCTAGTTTGACTCTTAGGAAAGGCGTTAGCGGAGCCGACAGTATTGATTACATGCAATGCCGTAGCAGCTCTAACTCTGCATTGATGGTCGTCAAAGGTGATGGTGATCTTGAGAACGCTAATAACAGCTACGGATCAATCTCTGACGTAAAGCTAAAAGAAAACATCGTTGACGCCTCGTCTCAATGGGATGACATCAAAGCGATTCGAGTTCGCAACTACAACTACAAAGAGGAGACTGGGCTCAATACTCATAGACAGCTAGGGGTTATTGCTCAGGAGATTGAGACTGTATCTTCTGGTCTTGTTAGCGAATCGCCTGATCGTGATGACGACGGCAGCAATCTCGGTACTGTCACTAAAAGCGTTAAATACTCAGTGCTTTACATGAAAGCCGTCAAGGCTCTGCAAGAGGCCATGGATCGTATTGAAACGCTAGAGGCCAAAGTTGCAGCCCTTGAGGCTGGCTAAGTAAACTCTCTCTGACTTCACCTCAGCATGGCTAACACCTACGTTTGGAAGATCAACAACCTTCAGCGTGATCTCTCTGATGGCTTCGCACATACGGCTCATTGGAGCGTGACTGCAATTAGCGATCAGGTTGATTCGGAGGACAATCCCTACAACTCAGGCGCATACGGCAGTGTCGGTCTCGATCGTCCTGACACCTTGGTCAGTTTTGACGATTTAACTGAGGCTGACATCGTGGCTGCTGTGCAGGCCAAGCTTGGTGGCGCTGAAAAGGTGACCGCTATTCAAGAGCAACTGGCTGCACGCATCACTGAGCAGATCAATCCGACCCAGGCATCTGGCACACCTTCTGGCTGGTGATTTAATGCAACGACCTGACCCGATGATCGCCTCCAAGCCTGGTGCGGAAGACGTGCAGGCAATGGCGGCTAGAACGCTGTGGCTAGAAGAGCTGTTCTTCCTTGATGGCCGCGACATGATTTCGCACCCCATGCACGGTCTTTTCACTGGCTTAGCCCTTAAATACCAGAACTTGCAGTCAACTGACGGCTACTGATGGCCAAGTCACTTAGCGGGCAAAATTTTGTCCCTAGCAAGCCAAAAAAGACACGTCAAGGGGATGGATCACATTCAAAACCGTCCCATGGACGAA